CCCAAACACGTTCTTTTTTGTATATTGACGAGTGTATAGAAGGTATAAGAAGATTAATGGAGTCAGATTGGTCCGGACCAGTAAATCTTGGGTCAGACGAAATGGTGACTATTAATCAGTTGGTGGAAACAGCCGAAACCGTTGCTGGTAAGAAACTCGGAAGAAAACACATCGATGGACCACTAGGTGTAAATGGAAGAAATAGTGATAATAAACTTATTCAAGAAAAATTGGGTTGGGCTCCTCATTACCCACTTATAAAAGGCATAACTCAAACCTACGATTGGATTTATGATCAAATCAACAACGAAGACCCTCAAGGTTGATGATTTGTAGTCTTAATCTATCATAGTTTATATGTCTGATAATTCACTGGACTTAGAATACTACGAAAATGTAGTACTGTATAAGAGTATTACTGATCCAAGATATCTCGGGTCCATAATTGATCATATTCAACCAAGGTATTTCGATAATAAAAATTTTAGGAGCATTATTTCTATAATAAAAGCCTTTTTTATTAAGAGACAAACAATACCAAGTGCAACAGAAATAGCTTCTTATTGTACTACACCTGAATTAAAAATAGATCTCAAAGAAACGTTATTAAAAATAGATCAATTAGATAAGACCTTTAACACCGACGAACTTTACAGTAGTACAGAACGATTTTTAAAAGAAAAATCTGTGTTTCATACGATGTTAGACGTTGCTGATGACTGTGCTAAAGGTAAAGTCGACCCAACTCTTATATTTGACAAGTTTGAAAAGTGTTGTGGTATTAATTTATCGGTAGATATTGGTTTTGACCTATTAGTTGATCATGAAAAGTTAATTGATAGCTTGCAAATTGATGAACCAACAATACCATCAGGGTGGGAATGGGTGGATGATATGTTAGATGGTGGTTTCTTAGAAAATGGAAGGTCAATCTATGTGTTTGCTGGTGAAACTAACGTAGGTAAGTCTATTTTCTTGGGTAACATAGCAGTAAACATGGCTAAACAAGGGAAAACCGTGTTAGTTGTGTCACTTGAAATGAGTGAACTAATGTATGCAAAGAGATTAGCTGGTAATTTAACAGGAATAGAAATAAACAGCTTAAGACATGAAATACCCGAGTTAAGAAACAAATTAGAAAAGGAAGTTACACAAAACCCTTCTGGAAAGATACTTATTAAGGAATTTCCACCAAGTACTATAACAGCATCACAGTTAGGGGCGTTTATGCAGAAGATAGAACAAAAAGGCATAAAGATTGATGCTTTAGTTCTCGATTACGTCAATTTAATGCATTCACCTATAGGTAATAACAGTTATGAACGTGTAAAATATGCAACAGAACAAGTTAGAGCGTTATCTTACACTCATAACTGCCCTATTATAACAGCAACACAGTTAAACAGGTCGGGGTACGATACACAAGACCCGGGATTAGATACTATTGGTGAAAGTATGGGGCTTGCTATGACAGCTGATGCCATATTCTCTATTTTTCAGAACGAAGAAGACAGGGGCTTAGATCAAATAAGGTTGGGTGTAATGAAAAATCGATTTGGTCCAAACTTCGGTGCTACAGAAATGAGTATACACTACCCAACGTTAACTATTAGTGATGGTGGTGGTGAAGATCTTGGAGCTGCAACAGCAAACGTGATGGGTGCTATAGAGGCTTTAGCCAATGGTTGAGTATTCATCCAAAAATCATAATTATCTTAATGAACGGTAAAGATTATGTATTTACTGATTCGGATTTAGACGGTGTTGGTAGTTTACTGGTGCTAAGGTGGCTATTGGGAAAGGAAGTACCTTTCAAAACCACCACTCATAAGAATTTTAGAGAGGATTTTGTTAATTTTCTCAGTAGAAATAAAATTTCCGAATTTGATACAATCTATATATGCGATTTAAATGTTAGTGATCACGGAGATTTACTTAATCATAAAAATATTGTTGTTATTGATCACCATAATGGTAAAGACAATTACAATGAGCATACAAAGCCTACTTTAGTATTAGATAGCGACTATACTTCTACTACAAAGTTGGTGTTGAAGCACCTTCTTGACACCGTTCCTAATTGTACCTCTAATTTAAACAAACAAAAAGCTAAATTAATTGAATTAGTTGATGATTACGACTGTTATCGTTTAGCTCACAAAGAAAGTCTTGGTTTAAACTTCGTATTATGGAGTTATACAGGTAGTAGAGTAGAAAAGTTTATAGATGAATTCTCAGATGGGTTTAGCGAGTTTACTTTACACCAGAAAAATATGATTTCGTTAGCTAATAAAAAGATTAAGGACCATATCATTAACGGTGAAGCTTATTCTTTTAATACGAAGATAGATAACAAAGAGTATAAGCTTATTTCTACTGTTTGTTCCTTTCACATTAACGAAGTTGCATCTGCTATACTAAAAAGATACAATTCCGATATAGCTTTTGTTATAAACACCAAATCAGGAAGCGTTAGTATAAGAAAACGTGCCGGTGTACCTGTAAATTTAAACAAACTAGCAAATAAACTAATAGACGGTGGTGGTCATACTGATTCAGCTGGAGGAAAGCTGACAGAAACATTTTTAAAGTATACCAAACTGTTTTCCCTTGAGTCATGAAGTACGAAAATCATAATCCAGTAGAACACACACATAGTAAAGAGATGGCTCATGCGTTTATGGGGTTTTGTTCCTTTGTATCAATACTCAACAACAAAAAAGTCAATCTTCCTAATATCTTTATATTACTTTTAAAAGATCAGAAGCTTAGAAGCCTATTCAAAGAACAAATTGATATAGATACAGACTTTGAAATGGTGAAACTGTTTTTATTTTATGATCCTTCTTTACATAAAAGCAAATATATCATGAAATACATTAATAGCAGTAAAAATAAATTGATTCATTAGTGGAAACGTCTATAATTTATTAGTGACTGATTTCGAAAAACTAATTTATAATACCCATTTAAAGGTCAGTCGGGTTTCTAAAAATAAACCTTATAAATTCAGAAACAATTTCGATAATATAGATGATAACAAGAGATTTTTATGTAAAAAGTTAGCTCATTTTTTTGCAAAACACAATAACATTAATATTGACAGGTTCTTTTTAGCTCCTTTCAAGATCTACCAAGATAACCCTACTTTAGATCTAAAATTTTACACTTCTTTAAAGGCATGTAAGCTTTATTTTGATTATGTTAACAGTTTGAACAGATCAGAAATAAATTCTAAAGAAAATAAGGAGTTCTTCCTTAATTCCGGGTTGTTTATTACGAAATATTGCAACAAACATAAGATTAAATGGGATGATTACATAACTCATAAAGAAAACAAGACCGATACACTAAATTCCTTCTTTTCTCATCTTAAATCAGGAGATGTCTCCGTTTATTTGCTATATTCCTTTCCAGAATTTTCGAGAGAGTTTAAAAAAGCAGATCGAGAAGTGGTAAACATGATGCTAAAAGATGTAATTGATGATATCAGTTTGTATCGAGTAAAATACTACAATATTAAACCAGAATTAAAGGATCATTTTAACAAGATTATAAATCTATGCAAAGAAAAAGTGGATACATTAGTAGATTAATATATAATTATGGAATGGCAATTGGTATTGCCATAGCGAAAAATAACGAACAATAATAATATTAAAATAAATTATGGCAGATATAAAAAAACTATTCGAAAGTATAAAGGCTGAAATGACAAAAGACTCCGGTCAGACAAATCGTTCTCAGTTTTTAAGAACAGAAGTTGGTAATACTTATACAGTGCGACTATTACCTAATGTGAAGGATGCAAATAAAACATTCTTTCATTATTATACGCACGGGTGGACTTCATTTGCTACCGGTCAATACATTAATCAGATAAGCCCACAGACGTGGGGTGAGCGTGATCCAATTGGTGAAGCTCGTTATCGTATTACTAAGACCGGTACAGAAGAAGAAAAAGAGAAGGCTAAGACGATATTGCGTCGTGAAAACTGGATGGTAAACGTTTACGTTGTAAATGACCCAGTTAACCCAGATAATAACGATACAGTTAAGTTGTTGCGTTTTGGTCGACAGTTACATAAGGTGATTATGGAAGCTATGCAAGGTGATGAAGCCGAAGAATTAGGCCCACGCATCTTTGATCTCGGTGAAAATGGATGTGATTTTCGTATTAAGGTTGAGAAGCAAGGCGACTTTCCTACATACGTATCATCCAAGTTTGGTATGCCTAAAGCAATTCAAGGCATGGATGACAACAAAGCAAAAGAAATCTACGAGAGTATAACTGAGCTTGAAAGTGTCTTTACTGTAAAAAGTTTTGATGAGCTCAAAGAGACCTTGAACGAGCATTTCTACTGCTTAAGTACAGATGATGTTGCAAATGCCTCTACTAGTACAACTATTATTGAGAATAAAGCAACTGAAACTTCGACACCTACTGAAAAAAGTGAACCAGTATCAAGCACGACGAACAATGACGATAGCGACGATGATGATATTGCTAACTTGCTCAATAGTCTAGAAGACATCAAGTAATGGATAAAGGACCTAAATTACCGCCAGGTGAACCGACTAATGCTGATATAAATGTACCGCCGGTAAACCATAGCGCTGGTTTAGATCCAGGTTTAGATCCGGGTGCAGGGCAACCTGCCCCGGATGATCCTTATGGTGATGCAATGGCCATAAGGGGTCTTTTTGGTGCTGTACATAATGATTTGAGTCAACTAAATGAACATCTAGTTGGTGAAGCTTCAGGATTAAAAAGAGCGGACGTAAACAAAGCAAGAATGGATGCGGACATTCTCAATCTAATGGGACAAAAACCTGCACAGGCCCCACCGCAACAATTTCCACAACAACCAGTACCAGAACAGATACAACAACAATTTCCTCAACAAGTACAGCCACCGGTACAACAACCTCAGCCTCAAACGCAACCAGGACCCACTTCAGAAGAAAATTTTTACGATCCAAATCAATTAGAATTTGCTTTTGATAATTCAGCTACTGCACACGACATAAATGATAAATTGTTTTCACTAGAGGAAAAAGTAGCAGCCAATAATAAACTTTTGAAAAAAATTATAAAGTTATTGGAACAAGATACCAAAAAAAAGTAAGTTGTACCTCTAAGTCTAAAGGCTATAATAAGTTATGGTCATTAATATCAAAGATAAAAACCAATTTATAGCATCTTATTTGCGTCCAATTAGCGCATTAACTGACGCAGTAATATTAAAAACTAATGACAACAAATTAGAATGTATAGCAAACAACGAGCAGGGGTTAATTGTTTATGCATCTTATAAGTTGGATGTGGAATCAGATTTAGTCTTCAACATACCAAATATTAAAAAGTTAGAAAAGATTTTATCGTTTATTGAAGGCGATGAAATTGATTTAAACTATAAAGAAAATTCTCTATCTTATAAAGACAAAAAGATGAGATTTAAATATCATTTTCTAGATGATAACATTATTCAAGCTCCTAAATTAAGCGTGCAGAAAATTATGAGCTTACCTCATGATGTAGAATTTAATATGGACTCATCAAAAATAGGCGAGCTAGCAAAAGGTGCTGCATTTGTTGCTGAGTCTGAAAAACTTTATATAAACATTTCAGATGGTAAAGTGTTTGCTGAAATAACAGACAGGGCTAATTCATCTGTTGATAGTTATTCAATTTTGATTAATGAAAACGCTGCCGATGTAAAGGAAGTTAGCTTTCCAGTTCATTTTGATATAGTAAGACTATTAGGGGCGACAAATCAAATAAGAATTAAAGTAAAGATTAATACAGAACAAGGATTAAGTACTTTTGAACTACAAACAGAACAAACATTATTGAAATATGTTGTACCTGGTTTGCAAGTATGAGGAATAAAATAAAGACATGTGGTTATTTTAAAAAACGTTTGAAAGATAGCGGGTTTATCGTACTAGATGTCTTTAAAAATTTTAATGACTACGATAAACGTAAGTGGTGCCTTCTTATTAACCCGGGTGAAGAGTCTATCTTGTGTACTTGTTATGTAAATTATGACAATGACGTGTCTGTAGCGTTTGAATTTAATGATGGTGGGAGAAAAATACCAAAAAACTTTTTTATGGCCACACCATCAATGGAATCAATTATTTCCCAACTTATCGTTACATGGGGCGTAAATAATAATAACAAAAGCTCAAATTATTATAAAAAACGATGAGTAAAAAAAGCAAAAACGAAGGACCATCACCCACACCGTTACCAGATGACAATAATATTGACAATTTAACGGAAACCGAAATAAAAAAAGCTTTTGAATCGTTAGTAAAACGGAAATTTTCTAAAGAACAAAATCAACAAGCAAATAACTACAAAGAACTGGATAGAATACTAAAAGAGTACATGGAATGTTGTATTATTTTAGGTTATGACACCAAAGGAAATGGTATTGTAAGAATCATTCACGATAGTCACTTGCAAAACGACGCACTACATCATTTATTACAGAAAGTCGTTATTTCACAAGTAGGTCCACCTGGTTTTATGGGTGGTAATTCCTTGGAGTGATCTTAATATATTGATATGGCTAATACAAAAGTCCTCGTAGTGGGGAAAGGTTTCATCGGACAGCAAATGTCCAATTTTCTTGCAACTGATGACAAATTAGAGGTGCATCAGATAGACAGCTCCCAAGTAAACTACCGTGATTATAATACCCTTTGCAACTTTCTAGAAGATTTTGCTGAAAACGGTACTCAATTTGACGCATTAATTAATGCTGCCGGCTATACCGGAGAAAAAAATGTGGACGACGCTGAAAAAGAAAAAGAATTAGTGTGGTTGCTCAATGCAGTACTACCAACAACTCTTGCTTCAGCCGCTCAAGCGTCTAACATACCATATTTTTTCAACATTTCATCAGGGTGTATCTTTACGGGTTATACAAAACCAGATCCTTTTGTTGGTTACACAGAAGAAGAAATTCCTAACTTTGGTTTGTTTGATGACGATTCATCTTTTTATAGTAAGACAAAGCATGCGGGTGAATTAGCTTTAACTTCTAGTTTTAATTGCTACAATCTTCGAATCAGAATGCCAGTTGGTGAAATTTATCACAAAAAAAATCTTATTTCAAAGATGCTAAAGTATGATACGATTCTAAATGAAGATAATAGTGCAACATATATGTACGATTTGATGAATTTTGTATATAATGCTATTTTATCACCACCACCTTTCGGTATCTATAACATTGTAAGTTCAAACGCCTTTAGAGCAAAAGATTTATTTGTAGCATTTAATAATAATAAAGAAGAACTTATACAGGAAGGACTATTACCAGAGAATTGGTCGTTAGATAAAATTAAATTCGTTACTGAAAAAGCTTTTTATAAGAAAGG